CTATGGTAGATCCAAAAGGAGCTTTTACCACTGTTCAAAAAAGAACATTATCTAAAGCTAAAACAAGTGTAAAAGCTAAAAAGAAATAGTTATGGCAAAAGATAAAAATTGGATACAGAAAAAGAAATAATGTCTTCTGGAATATATTATATTAAAAATATAGTTACAGAAAAAGGATATGTTGGAAGTTCTAATAATATCTATAGAAGAAAAACTGAACACTTTAGAGAACTTAGAAAAAATAATCATGCAAATAAACACTTACAAAGTTCTTTTAATAAGTATAAAGAAAATAGTTTTGAATTTTCTGTAGTAATTAATTGTCCAGAAGAATATATATTTAAATTAGAACAATGGTTTTTGAGTAAAAGTAATTATAATTGTGATTATAATATATGTAAAGAAGTTAAATTACCACCTAAGTTAGTTTTTACAGATGAGCTTAGGTTAAAAATGTCAGAAGGTAGCAAGTTAAGAGCTAATAAAGAGGAAGAAAAATTAAGATTACAATCTTTAGTTGTTTCTAATTGGAAAAATCCTGAACATAAAAAGTTCATGCAAGAAATAAATAAAGGAGAAAAACATCCTCAAGCAAAAATTACTGAAGAGATTGCAAGAAAAATAAAAAAAGAATTATTTTATACAGAAGATTATTATGGAAAGTTACAAAAAGTTTCTAAAAAATATAATGTAACTGTAGGAATGGTTAAAAGTATTAAATATGAACAATCTTGGAAATTTATAAAAGTATAAAATTATGGCAAAGGTATCTAAAAAAAATTGGATAGGCGATGTTACAGCTTCAATTAAAAAAAGAGGAACAGAGGGAGTTTGTACAGGTTCTAAGTTTGGAGGTCCTACATGTAAACCAGGATCTAAGCGTTATAACTTAGCAAAGGTATTCAAAGGTATGGCCAAAAAGAAAAAATAACACTATGAAAAAAAGTATACAACTAAAACCTTATGCAAGATTTCTCAAAAATGGAGAAATAGTGCCAGGAAGTTTATCATTATTGAGAGAGAAGCCTACAACAGGAATTTGGAAAGAAATCCAGGCTGTAGAGTATTTTAATAAATCTTCTCAGAACTATTTAAATATTGTAAAAGCCACATATCCTAATGCACAGTTGTCAGAATATATTGCTGTTAAATTAGAATCATTTCTTTCTTCTCTAGGAGCTAAAGCAAGTAACACTGTATTAAACTCTATAACATGTTCAGATGATGTCAATGCTTCTGAATTTGCTAGTGTTGTCAATATAGGACAAACTCCTCCTGCATTAAATACTTTTCTTGGTCCATTTATGGGAGGTGGATTAGCTGGTTATCCTCATACAGGATTATTGGGATTACAAGCATTCCAAAGTCATGCTACAACGGACACTCCTAATAATGGTCCATTGTTAATTATTAATATGCCTCATATTGGTATTACACAGCAAGCTGATCTTGTTGCTGCTAATGATAATGTAGGCAGAATGTTAAGAAAAGGAAAGAGTTCTGCTACATTAGATAATACATGTGGTGCTGTTGCTACAGCTATTGCTGATGCAATTACATTAGCTGGTACACCACCAGTGGCTACAAATGCTCCTTTTATAAACAACTATCAAAGATACCAATTAGCTCGTATCACTTATACTTCTTATGCTTATTATAATGCTCATACATATTCTCAAAATATGATACAAGCAACAGAGTTAATAAGAGCAGCAGGATATACATTGTTACATGATACATTACTTCCAACAAACTTTGCTTCACAAACTAATTTATATTTGTTCTCTGGAACATTTATTAATGTAGATGATGAATGGAGTTCTTGTATAAATGTAAATTCTTTAGCAGTGTTAAATGGAGGAGCCTGGACAGATCTAACTTCTCAATTTACTAGTACACTTTAGTTATGAAAAAAGTTAAAGTTACAGCAGGGGGAGAAAAACATGTAGTATATAAAAAGACTTCTCCTACAGGAATTGGCAAAGGTAAAAAAGGAGATATAATGGTGAATCATCCCACAACAGATAAAGGTAAATGGGACACTATTGATTTAACTAAAAAAGCTAAAGCTAAAACTGTTAAACAAGGTGTGACAGCTACAAAAAAATGGCATAAAGAACATCCTTATAAAAAATGATGATTTATGAGCCCCATAATAGAGTAGAAGTGACAACTCCTAAAGGCGATGGAATTATATTTTTAGTTACAGACTATGGTCATGAAACTGATACAATATACACAGTGATTATTAATAACACTGGAGAGCTATGGCAATTCACTCATAAAGATATTAGAGGAAAAAACAATATTACATTTGGTAGAAATATAAAAACAAATAATAATGGCAACATCTAAAAAACAACAAGCTGCTATTACAGTGGCTATGAAATCATCAGGTAAGAAACCTAAGATGAAAGAAGGTGGATCTTTAAAACCTGTTGATGCATCTAAAAATCCAGGATTGTCTAAACTTCTTACACCTGTAAGAAATAAAATGGGTTATCAAAAAATGGGAGGATCTACATCTAAAATGAAAATGGGTGGTTCTTTAAAAGCTAAAAAGAAGTAATAATGGCTAAACAAATGATTAAAAGAAAAGATGGCTCTGTTTCTCAAAGAGGACTTTGGGATAACTTGAGAAGTAAGGCTGCTCAAAATAAAAAGACTGGTGCAAAACCTAAAGCTCCTAGTAAAGCAATGTTATCTCAAGAAAAAAAAATAAAAGCTAAATCTAAATAATTATGGCTAAAAAATCAGTGTCTCTTTCTATTGGTAGAGGTGAAAAATCTAAAACTGGAGGACTTACAGCTAAAGGTAGAGCTAAATATAATAGTGCTACAGGAAGTCATTTAAAACCCCCTCAACCTGAAGGAGGTTCTAGAAAAAAATCTTTTTGTAGTAGAATGTCAGGGGTCAAAGGTCCTATGAAAAAACCTAATGGAGAACCAACAAGAAAAGCATTAGCTTTGAAGAAATGGAAGTGTTAAATCAAATTTTAAAAAATAAACAAATGAAAAAAGCAATCATTGCATTAAGTGTAATTGTATTATTACAAGCTTGTACAAGTTCAGAACCTATTCCTTCTATTAAGGATTCAGTTTCTGTTATAGGGGATTCTGTAATTATTAAAAAAGATACAGTAAAAGTGGTAGATTATTCATCAATAAAAATTATAAAATAATGATTAGGAAATCAGTTGCTAAAAAGAAAATAGCAAAAGCACAGAATGGTAAGGCTGTTGCTGATGCTACAAGAGTTGAAAAATCTCCTGTTCGTTCAAAACAAATGGTAGAAATGTCTCGTAGTAAAGCTATTGCTGATAATAACAGAAAAGGAGAAATGTATGCAGGATATTCAATAGGATCTAGAGGTACAGAGAGTTCTAGATTATCTGATAGTGCTCATAAATACTTTGATAAAGCAGATTCTATTAAAAAACTTCCTCCTGTTCAAAAAAATGGAGGCAAAACATCTCTTAAAAAAACAGTAAAATCTGTTATAAAAAAATCTATATCAAAATCTAAAAAGAAATAACAATGGCAACAATGAAAAAAACAGCTAAAAAAGCTGCACCTATGAAAAAAGCTATGGCAGCTCCTATGGCAGCTCCAATGCAACAATCTCCTATTATGAAAAAAGGAGGAACAATGAAAAAGAGTGCTACTATGAAAAAAGGTGGTATGATGAAAAAATGTAATAAAGGATGTTAAAACAACCAAAAAAAGCTCCAAAGGTAAAAGCTCCTAATCCAAAGAAGCCTAACTTTATGAGAGAAGCTGATGTTAAATCAAGACTTAAAAGTCCTCAATTGCCTTTAAAGCAAAAAAGACTTAGTAAATAATTATCCTACCTAGCCTCTTAACAATGCTCACTTGGTTGAAAGATCAGTTTCTAGAGCTACTTTCTTAATAGGACTTTTCTCAAAAAGAAAACCCTCTTAATTAATTTTAAGAGGGTTTTTTATTTACAATAACTTCCAATGTTCTTGTGTAAAATGTGGAATTAATATTCTCTCTCCAGGCTCTTCTTTTAATGTATTATCAGTGGCTTTTAACACTGTTTCATTAGATTGAATTCCTAAACCAGAAATATGCATTGTGCTCATTCCCCACCTATATATCATTGTAGGCTGTTTAAATGTATGTGTTTTAGCATTAAATGCAAATGTAATATCACTATCTTCATTCCCACTCTTATCAGGGAATTTAATCCTATCTAAATATTCTCTACTATATACATTTCCATTATTAACACTTCCTGACAATCCTTCATATCTATTATTGTTAAAGAAATAATGTTCTTCACTTCTGTATAATTCATGTCCAGGAAAATTAATAATCATTTCTCCCACTTTATTTATAGCTTCAGGAGCCAATAAATCATCATCATCTAATCTGTATATATAATTATACTTACATTGTTTATATCCCCATTCAAGTTTAGCACTAATACTTTTAAATCTTTCTTTACAATTAATAATCTTCACTAATGGATGCTCAAATACATAATCCACTTCTGGATTGTCATTTATTACCACCATCTCACAATCCCATAATGTAGGTTGTTGTCTTATAAAAGACTCTAAAGCTTCTTCTAAAAGATGTGCTCTTTTGTATGTAAGTGTTAATACTGAAATCATAGTTTTTATTTACCAAGTGTGTACAACATCAAATGTGCTAACTAACAACACATTTAATTCTTCTGATAAAGGAATAATTGGAGCTTTAGCTAAACTATCAGGAATAACTAACACTTCATCCCCTACATTAATGTCAGACACTAAATCTCCTAAAGCATACACTTTTAACTTACTGTATTTCTTCATTTCTTCTTTTACTCTTGCTTCTTCCAGTTCTGGTGTAAGCTCAATAATACTCTCTTCTCTTTTTGGGATTTCTAAATAAATCCTGTTTCCTCTTAATTTCATATTAGTTTGTTTTTGTTAATTGAATAAATCTTTCACCATCCTCAGCATCTAAATGTATTTCACTTACATACCAATCTCTTCTTCTTTCATAGCCTGTAATAACATTTGTTTTAGGATTAATCACTGGATGTTCTCTACTTTCATCATGCCCATCATTTAATAAAATCACTCTTCCTCCTCCTTCCATTTCCACTGTTCTTGTTACACTGTTTACATTAAATGAATCTGTAAGTGTCTTTTCTCCTTCTGTCCTTTTGTAATAAAATTGCATGTTTATTTGTTTATTAATTGTTTAATTTTGTTTGCATCTCCTTCGTTCTTAATAAGGATGTCTCTTAATGTTTTAAATTCTTTACTTCTCAGGAAATTTGTTTCTGGAATATTATACATATCAAGCCATTGATCTCTAGTGCAACACATCCAGTTATCTGTGTGACTATTATATCGAAATATCCAATTGTCTAAGCAGCTAAACTTATTTTCCATATTCAAAATTTAATATTTTACCTACTAAATCACTTCTGTGATTTGCTTCAAGTTTTATCCATTTAATTTCTTCTATTTTTTTAGATAGTTCTATTATATAAGATAAACCATTCATTTCTCCATTAAAGGATTTTACATCCACTTGTTGATTGTCTCCATTAACTACTATTTTACCATTCTTACCCAGTCTAGTAAGAATAGCTAACATTTCTCCTTTAGTGAGGTTTTGAGCTTCTTCTACAATTAAAATTGAATCAATGGTTTTTCCCCTAATAAACTGTACAGGCATAGCTTTTATTTTTTCTGCTTCAAGTAATTTAGCTATTTCTGTTTTATCTGTACAACATTTATTTAGATTATCTACTAAAGCTTCCATATAGGGATCAAACTTTTCTCCTAAGTTTCCAGGAAGGAATCCTAAAGACTTTCCCACTTCTATTGCAGCTCTTGTATTA